GCTTCCTTCAGATTCCACCTTACGATGGACACCCTTGCCTTAAGCTAATGGTTGGCAACTACAAACCCCCATAGTGGACTTTCACCACCAAGTTATTTACCATGCACGGCACACAAGCAAGAAAGCCCTGAATATAATTCCAGAGCTTTACTTTTAACGGCCTGGCTTTAACAGGCTGCGGCTTCATCTTTAATCCTTTACCATTTAAGGCAAGACTAACAGACTTCCGGCTTAATCGTTTTCAAGTGAATTTGTAATGACAACACGAGCTGCTTTCATACTGTATTTTTCGGCCATGATTGCGGTTAATCGTTTTATTTCCTTATAAAAAACATCTGTAAACCATTGTTTTCTTCTTCGTTCCGTAGCGCCAATATTAGCAAGCATATCACGATTTTCAAGAGTAACACCTCGGCCCACTCCCCAGTCAACAAAATTCAGGTAATAATCATACATAAATTTAATTTTTTCAGGATCTCCGTTTGAACTTGTAATAATATGATGCATAAATCTTTCTGCATTCATAGGATGATCCTCTGAAATATTCAAAGCTTTTGCCTTTTTTACCCACTCCTTTTTAGTTATCTCTGCCCAGGCTTCAACGGTAATCCCGGTATTTAAGTTCTCAGCCATATTGAATTAATTAATTCCAGTCGTCGGGATCATAAATCAAATTTGCAGTATCAGGCACGGAAAATGAGAACATCACACCATAGCAGTTATCACCTATCGGACCAATACTTTGGTATGGAATATTTGAAAACTGCAAGAAAGTCAGGCCAAGGTTACCGCGTTTTTTATCACGCAGCATCCGGGCAAGTATTTTCATGCCGATAGCTTTGCAGTTGGCTTTAGCCTCCTGCTGCTTCTGGTAATTACCATATTCAACATGATCCACTATGTAAAATGTAAAGTAAGGTGAATCCAGGTAATTATCAGATATATTGCGGTCAGCGATATTCCCTTCGGTATTATCGTGTACCAGCATGGCAGGAAAAGCGATATCAGACAGATTGCCCAAAACCTCGTCCAGTTGAACCAATCCGGATATGCGAAAAAACTTCGGGCTTGATTCCGAGTGACCTATATCTTTAAGGCGTGTTGCGCAATCCCGCATGTATGTTATAAAATCAAATTTTGTTGACATTATTGTTTTTTTGATTAATGCTTTTTTATCTGTTTGATCTGTTTTGCCATTTCGTTGAGCTGGCCAAAAGCTTCCCAAACCTGTGTTTGTTGTATTTCCTTATTTTTGGTGATGTCACCCTGGTTAAGGGAAATCAAAACATTTTTCAAAGCATCAGCATAGTTTACAGGTTCAGATGAAACCCCTGTGTTTGAAAAAAGATATGGATGCTTCTCAATTAATACGTTGCGACACCCTGCAAAAAAGACATAAATAGCGTATAGTTTACTTTTTGGAAGAAAACTAAACCAGCGTTCACGTTTCTTAAATGTATAGTCGTTAAACGGTTCCCTTCGGTCGCCGTTATAATCCGGAGAGTCGGGACGATAAGGCTTACACTGGGAACGGTAAAGGATTGCACATAAAAGGCGAAGGTATTTTACCTGGTGTGTGCGGTTAAATGCATCAACCATTTGTTCTGCCAGTAAAAACTCCAACACTGAAATATTATAACAGCTATTCGACGGACCGAAAAAACGTTTCCACAGGATCCGCAGAACAGGTAAATGATTTACAGTGAGTTTGCTTTCAGAAATAAGATAATCTACAGAATGGAGAAACCAGAGAAGTTCATCCGGAGTAAGAGAAAAACGGGTTTTATTTTTCCGGAAGAAATAATAAAGCCGGCCGGCAATAATCTTATGCGGAAGTGCCTTAATCCCGGTGAATTTTAGAAAAACCCATGTTTTAAACTTCAGCTCGGTAAGATTTAATATATAAAGCCTGCAAACGTAAAGTAACTGTTTTTGTGAGAGCCGGTTCCATGTTTCAGGTATTTTAAGATCGAGCTGTTTCATGATTTTTATTTTGCAATCAAAAAATTACCGGATAAAATCAGGTTGCTCCGGCTATAAAAAAGCCGCTGTCCTCATTTTCCTCGTCTGCATTATCATAGGGAGCCTCGTAACCATAAGTCTGATAAGTCGGGTAATTGGTCAGATTAGCTACTAATACAGACATCCCTCTTGCCATAAAAGAAGCACCTTTGTTTTTCCAAAGTGATCCTGACTTATCAGGATCTGTATCATTAAGCCAGTCCTGGTAAGCCATAAAAGCAAGTGCTTTTTGAAAAAGCGGTTTTACCACAGGATCTTCACCTTCCTGAAGTTCGGCAAGAAATTCCGAGCTTAATGTTTGTGCAAAGAAAGTAAGTTCCAGAACGGAGATATTTTGTTTTATATCTATAAACTGATGGCGTTTTAAATTTAACCTGGTCTGCAGGTTAAATGTGGTTGTATCAGGTAACAGGCTTCCCGGATTAAGGCTGCATTTGTTCCAGTAAGTATAAGGATCTTTGTTTTTATTATCCTCTAAAAACGCAAGCAGGATATCCAGAAAATCATTGGCTGCAGTCTGGCAACCTTTGCCAAAAGCTTCAACACGTTCCCTGCTGGCAGGTGCAATATTGTTATTGCGGACCACCCCGAAACCTGAAGAGGTAAGTACTACATCAAAAAAAGGAGAAGCTTCCAGCACTGCAAGGTTAGCCAGTACCGGAACTACCTTAGCAACCAATGATTCATCAGGTGTTTCGCTTTCAATATTTTCCATCAGCGAATTTCCCAGGAACCGGGGTAAATGCTTATGCAGTGCACGGATTTCAAAACCTGCATATTTATCGAAACTGAAACTGCTGGTCTGCAGCGGAACATATTTTTGTATATCAGCACTTGTTAAGATCATTATTCACTTGCTTTAGTTACACTTCCTGTTTTATCCTTATCGAGGGTGACAAGTTCAATGTTGGGAATTACAAAATGCAGATCTTCCGGCCAGTTGTTTATGGCCTTAATAAGATAGAACGGCCTCAGTATCCTGTCCCGGAACGGTTTTAACATTGCCTGTTTCATAATAAATAATTCACGGGCTTCTGTACCGTTAATTGTTTTGTTTTTACCCGGAGCAGCTCCAACCAGGCTGGGATGAACCAGCATGCCATAGGATATAATATTTGAAACCTCTTCCGAATCCTCAATATAATCACCACCCTCTTTTTTGCCGGCACTTACAGCTTCAATCTTTATCATAGGATATGGCTGACCCTGGGGATCATTTTTCTGCATGGTGATAATACTTTTCCCTGCATTCTCGGAATCTTTGAGGAATTTCTTTATATCGGCATATTCTTTTTTAATCCGTGCAAGCTGTTTTGCCTCGTCAGTGATTCTTTCACGTTTAAAGATCTCCATGAAATAACCCGGTGCCAGGCTGACAATATATTTCACGCTCATTTGATTGGTCATGAGCGCTTTTTTGAATTCCGGTATTTTAATGGCGAAATCGTACCAGCCACTTTCAATAATTGAATACCAGTAAGGTTTTTGATAATAACTTCGGCCGGGAGTCGGAAAGGTAACGGGTATAATAAACCGGTTACGGCGCCGGTCCCATTTTTTGTCTTCATCCTCCTTCATTATTTCACGAAGATGATGTATAGGATGGTGCGGATCCAGTACCGGAGTTGCAAAAACTTTGCGTTCATCCCCGTCGGGTTCCTTATCGCCCCAGTATGCATAATAATAATGGTATTCAATCCGGAAAGTCTTTTTATCCATTTCACTCCATCGGCTGAATGCAGCTTCTTTATTTTGCAATCGGACTATTTTCCGTTTGGCACCATCTTCTTTATTAAAGATAATCTCCGGAAAGACATTAAAAAACCAGTGCATATCGGTTAGCTGCTCTAACAGGTAACCGTCGATATCATTCTCTTCAAAAAAGCGATCCACTTCCTTATTGCCTGTATAAGGTTGAATGACCTTTTCTCCTTTGTCGTTATAACTGATCTTCACCGGACGGATACCATCCCCGTAACTGGCCACAATATTAAACCAAAGGTTTGATGTCATCTGAGGTAACTTATAGACTTTAGCGATCAGCTCCTGGGGCAGATCGTTGTCATCCCCCCACGGAACTACCGGAGGAGGATTGTCCAATCCATCAACCAATATCGGTTTAGGATCTGCATCAGGTTCTGATAATATCCGGGAACTATCGGATTCGGTAAGAACGGCTGCTTTTACTCCGGGAAGATATGCTGTTGAACCGTCATGGAACATAACAAGTTCTTTATCCGAAATAATGGCATTCGAAGTCATAACATTACCTCTTTCCCGTTAACTGAAAGTAAAAGATGGGCATGAACAGTTCG